CGCAGCAGCACGAAAAAGATATAGACGGAATGACCGTTACAGAAAGTTGGATTGTTGAAGACAAAGAAAAAGACAAATCTAATTTTCACGGTTTTGACGTTCCAGTTGGTACATGGATGATTTCGATGAAATGTAATAACGATGCAGTTTGGGAAGATGTTAAAAGTGGAAAGGTAAAAGGATTTTCAATCGAGGGTTATTTTGCAGACAAAATGCAGATGAAAGAGGAGCAGAATTTAATAGAACAAATTAAAAAAATTCTAGAAAATGAAAAATAATTCAAGTCCGACAAATAATAAAAGAGGGTGTTTGTGTGCAGATGAGGAAACGTACAGCCGTGAGTGCTGCAAAGGGGAATTAATCAATCAAGGTATTGGTTCATTAGAGAATCAAGGAACGAGTGTAATTATTAATTTATAAATCAAAATGGAGTACAAAAAAACGTTAAATCAAATCAAGGCAATTTTATCTATTCAAGTTAAATTGGAGCAGATGAAGTTGGAAGATGGTGTTACCGTTGTTGAAGCGGAATCTTTTGAGCCTGATTATTCGATTGGTATTGTATCTGAAACGGGAATTGTTGCTATGCCAGTTGGCGAGTACACAACTGCAGACGGTGCGATTATCGTAGTTGAACAAGAGGGAATTATCAAAGAGGTTAAAGAGGCAAGTGCGGAAGTAGAAGAAGCAAGTGCTGAAACACCTGAGGAAATTGTTGCACCTGAAATGGAAGCAACACCTAAAAAAATTGTTGAATCAGTTTCTAAAGAAACTTTTTTCGCAAAAGAACAAGAGTTGGAAGTTGAGAAAACAAAAAACGCAAAATTAGAAGCGGAATTAAACGAATTGAAAGTTCAATTATCTGCCGCTCCTGCGCCTTTGGTTTACAATCCTGAAAACGAAAAGAAAGTGGAAGTTAATTTGCTACATAGCAAAAGACCTGAAACAACACAAGACAGAATTTATAAAAAACTATTTTCAAAAAACTAAACAACAATGTCAAGAACAATCACATCAGTAAGTAACGATCCTTTATTAAGTCGTTCAAAAGAAACAACGGTTACTGCAACTACTACTTTTACAGCAGCAGATGCGTCAGGAACTTACAACGTAGCAACAGACGCTATCGTTTTAAATTTACCAACAATTACAGCCGAAACTATCGGAATGGAATTTTCATTTAGAAACACGGGAGCAGATGGAGCTGTATTGCTATCAATTGATCCGTCTTCAACAGATGGAATTAACGGAAGTATTGCAAACGCAGCAGCAGACGCAGTAGCAAGCGGAGTAGTAGGTAAAAAATTAAACAACACAAAAGCAACCGCAAACAATGGCGACTATGTTATACTAAAAGCAGTAGCATTGACAAAATGGTTTATCGTTGGTGGTGTTGGAATTTGGGCTTCAGAAGCATAATCATTAATCAAAAAATACATATACTAAATGACAACTACTAGCATTACAACGACTTACGCAGGAGAATCAGCAGGGAAATATATCTCAGCAGCATTGCTTTCTGCTCCAACCTTAGAGAAAGGATTGGTTACAATTAAACCAAACATCAAATATAAAGAAGTAGTTAAGAAATTAACACAAGGTTCTTTGTTGAAAGATGGAACGTGCGACTTTGACGCTACTGGAACAATTACATTGACCGAGCGTATTTTAGAGCCAAAAGAATTACAAGTAAATAACCAACTTTGTAAAAAAGATTTCCGTTCTGATTGGGATGCGGTATCAATGGGTTATTCTGCTTTTGATACTTTGCCTCCAAGTTTTGCAGATTTCTTAGTAGCGAATCACGTTGCTAAAGTAGCTGCTGAAAACGAGGTAAACATTTGGAGAGGTGTTGCTGCAACAAACGGACAATTTAACGGATTTACTACCCTTTTGTCTCTTGATGCTGCACTACCTACTGCAAACGAAATTACAGGAACAACCGTTGACGCTACAAACGTTATCGCAGAACTTGGAAAAATTGTAGATGCTATTCCTGCGACATTGTACGGAAAAGAAGATTTAACAATCTTTGTAGCACAAAACATTTACAAAGCATACATCAGAGCGTTGGGCGGTTATGCAGCTAACGGAGTTGGATCATCAGGTACAGATACAAAAGGTACACAATGGTATTCAATGGGTAGTGGTTTAATGTTTGACGGTGTTAAACTAGAAATGACACAAGGTTTAGCTGCCAATACAGCGGTTGCTGCACAAAGCGAAAACCTTTATTTTGGAACTGGTTTGTTAAACGATACTAACGAAGTAAAAGTTATTGATATGGCAGACATCGACGGATCACAAAACGTAAGAATTGTTATGAGAATGACTGGCGGAGTTCAATACGGAATCGTTGAGGAAATTGTAACTTACGGAATCGTTAATTCTGCTAACTAATTTAACTGAATAACTAACTTGAAAGGTGGTGCGATAAACACCACCTTTTTTTATACAAAAAATATATTATGGCTTGTGATTTAACACTAGGAAGAAAAGAAGTTTGCAAAGACGTTATAGGCGGTTTAAAGGCTGTTTATTTTGTAAACGATGGCGATGCAACTGGGTACACTTATGACGCAACAGATACAGATGTTATCGATGCGGTTGCAGGTACGCCAACAGCGTTTAAATATGATTTGAAAGGAACTTCAAGTTTTGTACAAAATATTAAATCTGACCGTAACAACGGAACGACTTATTTTGAGCAAGTAGTTGAGTTGGCTTTAAAAACATTAACGCCAAAGATGCACAAAGAATTAAAATTGATGGCATACGGAAGACCGCAGGTTATTGTAGAAGATAACAACGGAAATTTATTTTATGCGGGTTTAACTAGAGGTATGGAAGTAACGGGTGGAACGCTTGTGACTGGTGCTGCACTTGGCGATATGTCAGGGTACACAATTACGTTATCAGGTGATGAGCCAGTTCCTGCAAACTTTATCGGAGTGAGTTTGGCTACTGCTGGATTTACAGTTACAGCAGGTGCTTAAAACTTAAACTAAACAAACTAAAAAGCGATAGTAACCCTATCGCTTTTTTTAATTTAAAACAAAATACACTTTTTTACGATAATAGGTATATGATGACAGCAAACCCTGACAATGCGTTGCATACTTTTAAATTCATTCCTATTGGAAATGATGTAGCGACTATTGTTATTAAAAATGTTTTAGACAATACAACTTACAATTTTACTAAAAGTCAAGTGTATTTACAGAAATATTACTTTGTGCTTTTAAACGCAGATATGACTTTAACTTTAAATGATAAACTTACATTTGAAGCGTTTAACACAGCAGGAGATTTAGTGCTACACGATATGATAATTTGCACCGATCAAACAATATTAGACTATACAATTAATAAAGACGTTTACACGCAAAGAGTAACGACTAACCAATTTGTAACCAATGAGCAGTAACGTAAGATTTATTCAATTAGAAAGCTACAAAAGCCCAAAGATAACCGAGAGCAAAACAAAAGACTGGGTAGAATTTGGAGACACAAACAATCAATTTAATTACTTGATTGATTTGTATAATTCAAGCACTACAAATAGCGCAATTATAAACAATTTTGTTAAATTGGCGTACGGAAAAGGATTGAGTGCAACCGATGGCAGATTAAGACCTAACGAATACGCTAGATTTTTATCGTTAGTAAGCAAAGAAACTATAAAAAATGTAATTACAGACGCTAAAATGTTAGGTAATTATGCTTTTCAGATGATTTACGACGGTCAGAAAAGACTTGTGCAAGTTGAACACGTGCCTTTTCAGTTATTAAGAGCGGGTAAATGCAATGAAAAAGGCGAAATAGACACGTGGTTTTATTCAGATAATTGGGCAGATACTAAAAAATTCCCACCAAAGCCGATTCCTGCCTTTGGTTTTGGCGGTCAAATACAGATTTTAAAGGGTGGAAATTACACCGTAGGACAAAAATATTACTCAAACGTAGATTATTACGGTGCTTTACCTTATTGCGTACTAGAAAAAGAGGTTGCAGATTACTTAATTAACGAGGTGCAAAACTCTTTTAGTCCTACAACGGTAGTTAATTTTAATAATGGTGTGCCTGATCCTGAGAAAATGGAGTTAATGGTTTCTCAAACTGAGAGAACATTAACGGGAGCAAATGGGAAAAAGGTAGTTATAGGATTTAATTCAGATGAAACTAAAAAAACCACCGTTGATAGCATACCTTTAAACGATGCTCCGGAACATTATAAATATGTAAGTGAGGAGGCGATGCACAAAATTATGTTGGGGCATAATGTAACATCGCCTTTATTATTTGGAATTGCTACAAGTACTGGATTTTCTAGTAATGCCGATGAATTAAAAAATAGTCATATCCTTTACGAAAATATGACTATCAAACCGTTTCAACAAATGATACTTGACACGCTTGATATTATTCAGATTGAAGCGCAAACAAGTTTGAATTTAATTTTTAATTCTTTACAACCTTTAAGCGTAGATGGTGAACTTACAAAAGCAACACCTCAAACCGCATTATCTAGCGAAGTAGAAACGCCTTTTGAATTTGCAGACGCTTTAATTAATAAAGGAGAAAGCGTTGGTGCTGATTGGATTTTAATCGATGAAAGTGATGTTGATTTAGAACTAGAAAACGATTTTGATGCCGAGATTGAAAGACTAAACAAAGAACAAAATCCTAGTTTATTTCAAAAGTTTGCAAAAGCGATAACAGCTAGACCAAACAGCAAAAGCGAACAAGATAAAAAAATCGAGGGTTTAAATTTTATAACTCGTTATAAATATACTGGCAGCACAAACCCGCAAAGAGATTTCTGTAAAAAAATGATGTCTAGCGATAAGATTTATCGTAAAGAGGATATTGTAAATACTGATTCAAATGCAGTTAACGCAGGATTTGGACACGATGGACAATCTTACAATTTATTTCTTTACAAGGGCGGTGCCAGATGTCATCATAAATGGGTGCGTCAAACTTATGTAAGCGGAGTAAAAGTAGATGTTACAAATCCAAACGCTACAACTATTTCAGTAGCAAAAGCAGAACAAGCAGGATATAGAGTTAGAAACCCAAAAGAAGTGGCAATGATGCCTAAAGATATGCCTAACGAGGGATTTTACCCAAACTAATTAAACTATGGCAATAGCAATTTTTGTAAGTACAGACGATGTAAAAAGATTCACTGCATTAAACGGAAACGTTGATGTAGATAAATTTATTCAGTTCGTTAAAATAGCGCAAGATATTTACATTCAAAATTATTTAGGCACTAAACTATTTAATAAAATTAGCGCAGATATATTAGATAGTGATTTGCAAGAGCCTTATTTGTCGCTTGTAAACGACTATATTAAACCAATGGTTATACAATGGACTATGGTTGAATATTTGCCTTACGCATCTTATATTATAGGAAATAAAGGATTGTACAAACACGGTGCTGAAAACAGTCAAAATGTAGATAAAAGCGAAGTTGATTTCTTAATTGAAAAAGCACGTGATACAGCGCAACATTATACACGTAGGTTTATTGATTTTATGTGTTTTAATAGCAGCGATTTTCCTGAGTATTTGAGTAACTCAAATAACGATGTTTACCCTGATAAAAATGCAGACTATGGCGGATGGTATTTGTAAAAGGCAATATGAGCCGAAAAAAGAAAACGTAAAGAAACTAGAAATATTTTTAAAAAAAGTAGAAGATGGCAGGATTAAACTTCCAACATTACAAAGGCGACACGTTTGAAGAAGTCGGTTTTAGAATTAAAATTGATAACGTCGATTTGAATCTTACGGGGTTTGTAATTCGTATGCAGTTACGTACTGAATGCGGAGGTATAATTGCGCTAGATTTAACAACCGTTGCAAGTGCAGGATTGACAATTACAAATGCTGCGCAAGGACAGTTTAAAATCAATAAACAGATCATTGATATTGACGCTGCTAATTACAAATACGATATTCAAATCAAAGAAGCGGATAACGATGTTTATACTTGGATAAAAGGAGAGTTTTTAATTGAATGTGATATTACTAGATAATGGCAACAGAAATAGATATAGCAGTAACGACAACAACGTATGATGTTACGATTGTTGCAGAGCCTAACGAATATATTGTAAATATAACTACTGGCGGTGGCGGTGGTGGCAATCAAACACTAGCGCAAACTTTAGTTTTAGGCAATACAACGGGTGGCGAAAACATACTTATAAACGATGCCGATGCAATAGAATTAGAAAATACTTCTTTGCTTAAAAAGGGAACATACGATTTTGGTGGTGATGGTGGTATTTCAAGAATATGCTCAAATCAATATGAGGATATGTGGCAAAGTGGATTTAGACACGTATTTGACCAAAGCGGATTTATAAGACACTCAACAAATTGCTTTGATGTAATTCCTGATGAAACTTTTGATGTTACTTTAAGATTTAAAGTTGATTCACTTTGGACTTTAGACGATGGCACTACTTACAAATGTACCGATGCAAGTACAGGCGCAGCGGTTTGGGAAATATACAATAATTTTATTCCAAACCTAACGCAAGTTTTAACGGTTGGAGATAGAGAATACAAATCAGTATTAATAG